GGGCGCGCAGCCGCAGCGCTACCCGGTCAGCCAGTTCCACCTCGACTTCCCCGACTCGCTGGTCGCCTCCGGCAACCGCGACGCCGACGTGATCGAGTACGCGAGCAAGGAGAACCGGCTCCCCGGGAACTCCCTGACCGCGTCCGGTGGCTGGTGTGCACCGTCCGAGACGATCTACGACCTCTGCGGTGGTGGCTCGCTCGACGGCCTGTGGAGCCTGCCCGAGATTCAGGTCAACCGGGGTGGCGTGCGCTACACCGCTGGCCCGGACTTCGCGGCCCTCTACGCGGCGCCGTTCTACCAGACCGAGGCTCAGGCCATCGCCGGTACGGCCAAGACCTGCTACGAGGTGCCCTGTCCGCCCTTCGTTGAGGTCCGGCTCGCGGCGGCAGGCATCTGCCTCACCAGCCCGATCCTCACCGAGGTCGGCTACCCCGAACTGGTCGCCGCGTTCATCCGCGAGGCGATGATCGCCCACCAGCACGCGGTCACCGCGAAGTTGCTGACCGACGCCGTCGCGGGCGCCACCGCCATGTCGTTCGGCGCGACGGCGCGCAAGTCCACCGCCGCCGACACCCTCGACATTGTCGAGTTGGTCGCCAACCAGGCGCGGGCCACCTACCGGGTCGCCAACAACGCGACCATCGAGGTCGTTCTCCCGTTCTGGGCCAAGGGCGCCATCCGCTCCGACCTGGCCATGCGAACCGGCGTGGACCTCATCGGCGTCACCGACCAGCAGATCGCCGGGTACTTCTCCGCGCGCAACGTCAACGTCCAGTGGATTTTCTCGTACCAGCCGCTCGCCACCGGAGCCACCAACGGCTACCCGGCCACGATGGAGGCCCTGGTCTACCCGGCTGGCACCTTCGTCAAGGGCTCGTCCGACATCATCAGCCTGGACGCGGTCTACGACTCGGCCTCGCTCAAGCAGAACCTCTACACGGCGCTGTTCTACGAGCAGGGCGTGCTCCTGCTCAAGAAGTGCTACACCGCCTACAAGGTGACGATCCCGCTGTGCTCCGCTGGCACCACTGGTATCGCCAACAACGCGGCCTGCCTGACCCTCGTCCCGTAATCGCGTGGGTGGGCCGTCTGCGCCATCGCCGGACGGTCCACCCAACCAAAACCAAGGAGGTTGAGGCGATGACTGATTACGACGAGCAGCAGGTCCGACCGGAGCCCGAGGGCGTCCCGGTAGGCGAGTCCACGGAACCCACCGAGCCCGCATCCGACGAGCCCGTCGAGGACGGCTCGGATGACCCCACCTTCGTCGCGGGGCTCACGGAGGAGAACGCGGTCCTCCTCCTGGCAGCCGCCGAGGAGGAGGGCCTCGACGCCGCTGTGGTGGTCGTGGACACCACGCGGGGCGGCTTCGTGGCCCCCGAGGAAGTCGTGAGCAAGGCCAAGTCCGCTGACAGCAACGAGGAGTGACCAGTGGCTGCCGTCTGTTTCCCGCTAGTCCGGGGCCGCGCGATGCGGGTCACGGCCTTGGATGGCTGCGGTCGTCCTAAGAACGCCTCCTGCGCGTCGGTGGTCACCGAGGGCTTCATCTCGGTCGCCTTCACCGCGCAGACCGATACCGGTGAGGACATCACCGTCACCAACGCCTCGGGGAAGGTCTGCGTCCGCGAGGCCGCCTGCCCGACCCTGACCGGCTACTCCCTTGAGATCAGCATGTGCGAGGTCAACCCCGACCTCTACGCGATGCTCACCGGCCAGGCCCCGGTCTACAACTCGACCGGCGACCCGGTTGGCTTCCGGATCAACAGCGACCGCTCGGCCTGTGACTACGGCTTCGCGCTCGAACTGTGGTCGTCCGTCCCGTCGGTCGTCTGCGATGTCTCCGGTACCGGTGGCTCGTATGGCTACATCCTCGTGCCGTTCGTGCAGGGTGGAACCCTGGGCGACTTCACCATCGAGAACGCGGCGGTCAACTTCACCATCACCGGGGCGCAGACCAAGACCGGCTCCGGCTGGGACGTGGGTCCGTACAACATCCAGGGCTCTCCGGCCGCGCCGCTGCTGACGCCGATCCTCAAGGGCGACCACCTGCACGTCCAGTACACGACCGTGGCCCCTCCGGCTCCGGGTTGCGACTGCGCATCGAAGGGCACCAAGGCGACCACGGCTGCCGTCGGCACCCCGGGCACCTGGGGACCGGCGAACACCTACGCTCCGAAGAACCTCGCCGACGCCGCTGGCGTCACGGCCACCCCGGCCACGGCGTGGACCGCGACGCAGTACATGGTCACGGCCGACGGTGCGCACATCAAGTGGTCCGGCACCGCCTGGGCCACGACCACCGCTGGCACGCTCATGCCCCAGGGCCTGACCGTCGAGGGCGAGAGCGACGAGGAGAATCCCGAGGCGCAGCCCCAGGATGCCGAGCCGCCGCAGGACGCCGAGCAGCAAGAGCAGCCCGCCCAGTGACACGTGTCACCGACGAAAGGCAGTAGTCAATGGACATGGGAGCAGGCCGCGACCAGGTGACCCTGGCGGCAGAACGGAGCCGGGGCACCAGCGACCTCTTTGTCATCGAGGGCCTGGTCCTGTTCGAGTGGTTCGATGAGTTCGGCCGCAAGTTCCACGAGTGCGAGCAGTCGAACCTCATCACCACCACGGGCGACAACTGGTACGTCGGGCGGGCTGCGCTGACCTCTGGCCAGCCCGCTGCGGCGACCGGGATGAAGTTGGGTACCGGCGCCACGGCGGTCGCCAAGACGGGCGCAGGAGCCGCCCTGGCGACGTATCTGGCCGGTTCCAACAAGGCGTTCGATGCCACCTTCCCGTCGGTCGCGGCGAACGTCGCCACCTTCAAGCGGACCTACGTGGCGGGTGAGGCGACGACGGCGTCCAACATCACCGAGGCGGTCATCGTCAACGACACCATCGGCACCGACGCCACCTCGGCGGCGGGCAACACCATCAGTCGTGTCCTGCTGGCCAGCCCAGCGCCCAAGGCGGCGGGCGACTCCCTCACCGTCACCTGGACCCACACCTTCACGGGGGCCTAGCCGAGCCCCCTCCCGAGAGGGGGTAGACATGGCGCTCACCAGACGCAACTGGGTCGCCCGTGGGTTCCTCAAGGGTGCTTCCACGAACGTGCTCACCCTTGCGGCCAGCACGGTCGGAACCGACTACCCGCAGCCAGGCGACAAACTGCTGGTCGGGGTCGTTGTGGACAACCTGACCGCCAGCACCCCGAGCCTGGTATCGCTCACGCACAGCGGCGGCACCACCGGTTCCATCGGCAACATGACCAACTACCGGTCGATGACCGACTCGTCGGCGACGGCCGGGGCCTCGGTCATCGTCTCCACCGCCACCTGTGACGTGCTGACGGCGTTCGGGGCGAACTCCGCTCTTTACATCAACCTGTCGGCGTCGGTGACGGCCAAGGCAGTCATGGCGCTTGCGTTCACCGAGGTGGACCACTTCGACTGGCTCGGCCCCAGCGCGACCAACACCGGGGTGGCCGGAAACTCTAGCGCCCTGTCGGTTGCCTGCTGGGGCGTTCCGAACGTCACGCCGCCAGGCAACTACAGCGGCCAGGACCTGGGCACCATCGGCACCACGGGCGGTAGCGCCACCACCAACGTGACGATGGGGATGCGCGGAGCCGACCAGTTCGGTGCGCAGGCGTCGTTCACGCCTGCCGGACCGGGGTTCGGCGTCAACATCTACGGGCTGCCGGTGGCGGTCGCGCAGGCGGCGTACCAGTTCTTTGACGACGGCACCGAGGCCGGAAGTGTCGCGCTAGCCGCTCAGGACGCCCCGTTCACCGTGGACCTGTCTGATGGCTAACCAGAACCTGCAACTGCGGTTCCGGTTGCAGAACACCGCTGCCGGGTCACCGGCCGTCACCGACGACTGGCAGTTGCAGTGGGAGAAGAACGCCAGCGGCACCTGGGCCAACGTCACGGCGAGCGCTCAACTGTTGGACACCTACCCGGTCTCGAACTACTCCCAGTCGGCGGGGATCGCGGCTGACGGTACCCAGGCGGTGGCGCAGTCGTTCATCGGCAACGGTGGGGTCCTGAAAGAAGCCGGTTTCTGGCTGAGCAAGTCGAGCAGCCCGACCGGCACCGTCTCGGCGTACCTCTGGGCGCACGACGGGGGCACGTTCGGCGGCACCGGCAAGCCCACCGGCACGCCCCTGGCGACCTCGACCAACAGTTTCACCAACACCACCCTCGCTGGCGCGCGCATGGCGTTCACCTTCGCCGGGTACACGCTGGCGGCTGGCACCCCGTACTTCATCGGCGTCAAGTCCACCAACACGCAAGCCTCCGGCTCGGTCCTGGTCTACACCGACTCGTCCACACCGACCCACCCCGGCAGCGAGGCCGCCTTCCCCACAGTGACCTCGCTCTGGCAGGTCAACGTGGGCTTCGCTCTCTGCTTTGAGGTCTTGGCTATCTTCCCGCCGAACACCGTCGCGCCCTACGACTCGCCGAGTCTGACCGGCACGGGGCCGACGACCAGCCGACTCACCGGAGGGTCCGGCACCTTCGTTGCGGGTGAGGTCTGCGAGGACGGCGCTCTCAACGACTTCTCGTGGAGCGGCAACAACTACACTGAGGTGCTCTACTCGATCACCCTGCTGGGCGACGACCTGGTCAACGGCGACACGCTGCGGTTCCGGATCGTCCGCAATGCGGCTGCCACCCTGACCTACACCGCCGTCCCGACGCTGACGATCAGCAAGGGCGCCCCAGCCTGGCGCGAGAACCCGGCCGACACCGCGAGTGGCTCGGACTCGGCGGTCCCGGTTCAGGACTTCCTGCGCGTCCCCGCCGACACCGCTGCCGGTAGTGACTCGGCGACCCGGGCCTTCGCCTTCACCTACGACTTAGCCGACACCGCAGCGGGATCGGACTCGGCCACGGCGGTGCTGTCCCAGGCCGCGAACATCGTTGCCACCCCGGCCGATACGGCGACCGGTTCGGACTCGGTCACCAACCCCCAGACGATGGTCCGGACCCCGGCTGACACTGCCGCTGGGGCCGACTCGGTCAGTGTCATCAGCCTCGATGACCGCACGCCTGCCGACACCGCTGCTGGCTCGGACTCGGCGGTCACTGGCCCGGACGGCCGAGTCCGAGTCGCCGCCGACGGAGCCACCGGTACCGACGACGCGACCTTCGACTTCGTCGGTGGCGCGCAGAACGTGGTCGCCACTCCGGCCGACCTGGCCGGTGGGACCGACGCGCTGACCCTGGACCGGGGCGCGAACCTGGCTGACAGCGCTGCCGGTTCCGACGCGGTCACCACGCTGTCCCTCGATGACCGCACCCCCGCCGACGCCGCCGCTGGTTCCGACCAGGCCCTCACGGCCAAGGACATGCCGCGTAGCGCGGCCGACACGGCAGCCGGGAGCGATGCCGGTTCGATGATCGCGGTCCGGGACCGCCCGGTCGCCGACACCGCTGCTGGCTCGGACAACGTCTCGGTCAGCCAGGCTGGGGCGGTCACCGTCTCCGCCGATGACACGGCGGTCGGCTCGGACACGGTGACGGTCCTGGCCACCCGCGACCGGACGGCCGACGACACCGCAGTCGGGACAGATAGCGCGACCGGAGACCGGATCGGCTTCATCTTCGCCACCCCCACCGACACCGCTGCCGGGTCCGAGGCGGTGACGGTCCTCAGCGACCGCCCCCGAGCCGCCAACGACTCGGCAGCGGGCTCCGATACCGCCTCGATCCTGGTGACACGTGTCACGAACCCTGCCGACACCGCAGCCGGTGCCGACTCCCTTGCCGTGCAGTGGGATCGGCTGCGCCTGCCCGCCGACTCGGCGATGGGTACCGAGATGCTGCTCGGCGACCGCAGCGTCCTCATTGCTGACCTGGCTGGCGGCGCCGACTCCGCCAGCCAGGTCGCCGTCGTGGTCCGCAGCGCGGCCGACACCGCCGACGGGACGGACAGCGTGACGTTGCAGCGGGCCGGAGCAGGCTCGACCTCGGCCAGCGACAGCGCGGGTGGTTCCGACGACGTGACCGTGGACACGGTCAAGGGCCGTACCGGCGCCGACACGGCAGCGGGAAGCGACGCGGTCACCAAGACATGGGCCTATGGCTCTACGCCCGCTGACGTGGCTACGGCGCAGGATGTGGGGGCCTTTGTCTGGGCTGCCGCCCGTCCCTGCGCCGATGTGGCCGCAGGCGCCGATGAGGTCGTCACCGTCTACGACCGGGTCCGGGGCCTATCCGACAGCGCTGCTGGGCAGGACGATGTCCTCAGCGACCTTCGCCCTCCGGTGGACTACGTGGTGCTCATCGAGGACATCGCCGTTGGCACCGACCAGGCAATCGCTCTGATCCACGTAGGAGAACTGATGGACAACTACTGCTGGCCGGTGGACTACGCCTGCTGCCCCGGATTCGACTCCTACGACAACGCGACCAAACTCCGCTCCATCGCCCTGGCCGGGGCGACGCTGCGGATGCTGACCGCCTACCGAGTGGGCGGCTGCCCGATCACGGTGCGCCCGTGCCGGAGGGTCTGCCAGGACGGCTACAGCCCCTACGGGACCAGCGCGTTCTCTCCGCAGAACTGGTCGGGCACCTGGTTCAACTGCACCTGCTCCGGGGACACCTGCGGCTGCGGGGCGCTGTGCCAACTGGAACTGCCGCGCCCGGTCGGGACCGTGGACGCGGTCAAGGTGAACGGCATCCTGCTCGACCCCGGCTCCTACCGGGTCGATGACGGCAAGTGGCTGGTGCGCACCGACGGTGACTGCTGGCCCGGCTGTCAGGACCTGTCCAAGCCGGACACCGAACTCGGCACCTTCTCGGTCACCTATCTCAATGCGATCCCGGTGGACCACCTCGGCATGTACGCGGCCGGGGTGCTGGCCTGCGAGTACGCCAAGGCGTGCGCCGGAGTGAAGTGTCGCCTGCCCTCCGGGGTCACCAGCATCACCCGGCAGGGCATCTCGATGGAGGTGGCGGCGGGCCTGTTCCCCAACGGCCTGACCGGCATCAACGAGGTGGACGTGTGGGTGCAGATGTACAACCCCCATGCGCTGACCACCGGGCCGACGGTGTGGACACCGAACCAGGGTGGCCGGGCTCGGACCACCACGTCGCTACCCGCCTTCTAGTGACACGTGTCACCGCCACTGTCATGCTCGCCGTAGCGGCCTGGTCCGGCTGCATCGCCTAGTCAAAGGAACCGCCATGTCCATCCAGCCCCTCGGCTCAATCGTTGCGACGCCAGCGGTTCCGCCCGACCTGAGCCAACTGTCCGACATCGCCACGGTCGTGGACTCCAACGACCCACACCTGCTGCACGGCGGCTCCTACGACTCCTCGATGCTGTGCACGGGCGGCGTCGTCGTCAGCGGCACCGACCCCTGCACTCACCAGGACATGCAGCGCGGCATCCCCACCAGCGGCGCGGTGACCGGCTACCCGGCGACCATCCTGACCGGCGCCGGGTGCTTCGGTCCGCAGGACCTGACCGCTCTACAGGCCGATGCGCTGCGCAACAGCGACGTGCGCACCAACCGGCTGATTCAGGACAACATCGTCGGCATCATCCCCCGGGCCTCCTTCAACAGCCGGGTCGCGGCCAAGAAGTACGGGGCGATGGGCGACGCCGAGGCGGTGGCTCGCTGCGAGTACTACGGGCGTCCGGTCATCCACGTGCACCCGCGCCTGGCCGACCCGTGGATGGGCCACCAGATCATCCGGGTGGGGCGCCACCTTGAGACCGTGGCCGGGGCGTACATCTCACTGAACTGCAACCTGGCCGACACCGAGATCGCCATTACCGGCGCGCTGACCATCTACAAGGGACCGAACCGGGTGCTCCCGGTGCTCAAGAGCCACCACGCCGTCAGCGGGCTTCCGCTGAACCAGTGGTTCGTCCCGGTGCAGACCTCAGTGACGGTGTTCAACGACTGCAACTTCGCGGTCCTGCTCACGGGGGTCTAGTGGCCTACACCGAGGACACCCGGGTCTGGCCGATGCTGCTGGACCTGGCTTCCTGCGTGTGCGCCGAGTTCAACAAGGCCGGGCTGCCGGAGTTCTGCTTCTGCGGGATCGTCCCGGGCCTGGTGGCCTTCGACTTCTGCGGCGAGAACTGCGAGGACGGCGCCTGCGGCGGGATGGCCTGGGTGTCACCACGGCTCATCACTCCCTCGGCGGAGAGCGGCGCCATCGGTCTGGCACCCCGGCGCTGCCAGACGCCGATGCTCGACGTGGGCTTCGAGGCCGGTGCGGTGCGGTGTGCGCCGATGCCGGACTCCGACGGCACCCCTCCCTCGATGGCCGTGCAGTTGGAGGCGGCACGCTTGCAGATGGCCGACATGGCTGCCATCGAGCGGGCGCTCCTGTGCTGCTTCTCGGAGTCCCCGATACTGGACACCTGGGTCAGCATCGGGCCGGACGGGGGCTGTCTCGGCGGCGTCTGGGCCGCCAGTTACCCGGTGCTCTGATGGCGTCCTCGGCCGACGAGGTGTTCATCGTCAACTCCATCGGGATCGCCGCGATGATGGGGCCGAGCGGCGACGTGGGCCGGTGGATGGGGCGCAAGAGCCAGGAGATCACCCTGCGCGCCCGGCGCTACGTCGGGCACCGGACCGGGTCCTTGGGCGCCTCGATCCACACCACCGGGCTGAAACACAACCTGCCCACCCAGTGCTCGTTCGAGGTCAGCGCCGGAGCCTTCAATGACGAGGGCGAGAACTACGCGCTGTTCCACCACGAGGGCACCAAGACACCGATCAAGTCCAGGCGAGCGCCGTACATGGCGATGGACAAGAAGGGGAACATGCGCCTGGTGAAACCGGCCATGCGAGTCCGCCCGGCGCCGTACTCCTGGTACGCCGAGCCGACCATGCGCAAGTCGGTCCGGGGTCGGCGGGCCAACCGCTTCCTGCGTAACGCGCTGACCCGCTCGCTGCGCAAGGAAGTTCCGATGGGTGCGTGACACGTGTCACCAAAGGGGCAGGGTGATGTTCCGAAACCGCTCGGTGGTCGAGATCATGGTGTTGACCTTCACCGTCATCGTCGCCTTCTCACTGCTCGCCCTCGGGGCGACCATCGCGCTGGTGGAAATCCGTAACCCGGCTACCGACACCAGCGCGGCGGTGCAGTCGCTGACCTCGATCCTCTCCGGCATCGTCGGAGCTTTGCTGGGGCTGCTGGCCGGACGAGCGGAAGGTCTGGCAGCACTGAGTGTTCGCCCGGAGGAGGGTGAGTGAAGGCCAGCACGGTCATCTACACGCTGACGGCGTGCGGCGCCGCATCAGCGCTGATGGTCGGCGCCGCCTATGCCACACAGGACGGCACGGCGGTTCCGGCGCCGTCCCCGACCACGGCCACCGTGTCCACCCCGGTGCCCTCTCCGGCGCCGTCGGTAGTCACCCTGACGGCGGTCATCCCCGGACCGATGGGACCGCAGGGTGTGCCCGGACGGGACGGCGCAGACGGCCTGCCGGGCGCGGCGGGGGATGACGGCGTCAATGGTCGGAATGGTACGAATGGACTTCCGGGAGCGCGAGGACTATCGGGGTCCTCGGGAGCCCCGGGACCGGCCGGTGAAGGCGTGCCCGGCCCGCCCGGTCCGCCTGGTCCCACGGGCGGACCGGGTCCGGCCAGTACGGTGCCCGGTCCGCCTGGGCCTACCGGCCCTGCCGGACCACCCGGACCCGCAGGAGACACAGGTCCGAGCGGTCCTACCGGACAGCCAGGTCCGTCCGGCCCGCCTGGTCCGGCAAGCACCGAGATGGCTTGCCCTCCCGGCTTCCTTGCAGAACCTCTGACGCTAAACGCTCCGGGCGGTCAGGTCACCATGTTTGTTTGCCTGGGGCAGTGACGGCGGGGCCGTAGTCTGCTCGCACCACCTTGTGGAGAGGAAGCGCATGAAGTCGTTTAGCACCGCCGCCAAGGCAGCGGGGCACCAGAAGGACCTTCCGATCATGGAGGACGTGGAGTTCGAGCACGACGAGCGAACGGTCAAGGCGTTCTCCCCCACCGGCCCGCAGTTGGCCCTGTTCCTGGCCGCCTGGGGGGACACCGCCGAGGAGTCGCACCGGATGGTGGACACCATCAACTTCTTCTCGTCACGGTTCTCGCGCGAGGACGCCTCCTACTTCCGGCGACGGCTCAATGACCCGGACGACGCCTTCGACTTCGAGGCCATGAGCGACATCCTGGTCTGGCTGATCGAGGAGTGGTCCGGCCGCCCTACTACCTCGCCGTCCGACTCGTCCAGGTGGCCGCAGCCAACTGGGAGCGTATCGACGGCGGGGCCGCAGGACGCGGCGTTGACCCCATCGGCCTTCGGCTTGACCGGTTCCTGAACCTGGTCTGGGACTGGGCGCTGGAACGAGTGGCCGACCCGGAGAAGTGGCGGACCGAGATGGAGCAGCCACCACCGGTCCCGGTCGGCGCCGAGCCGCGCGCTCCCAGCCAGCGTGAGGTGGAGATCGAGGCCAACTCGTTCGTCGCGTTCTTCGACCAGTACCAGAGGGGTGTCGGGTGAGGAAGTTCGTCACCGGGGAGCACCACGAGCCGCGCATCCACCAGGCCAGCGTGACCTTCGAGCACGACGAGGAGACGGTGACCGCGTTTCCGCCGACCCCGGCCCAGTTCGCCATGTACCGCTCGGCCGTGGAGGCCGTGGATGGCGACATCAACCAGGTCGCCGACATCGTCAACTTCTTCTTCGCGCTGTTCGAGCAGGAGGACCGCGACTACTTCCGGGGCAGGTTGTTCGACCCGGACGACCCGTTCGACCTGGGTGGCGACGGTGGCATGGTGGACCTCATCGCCACGCTGCTGGCGACGTGGCTGACGCAGGACACTCCCGCGCAGGACGAGGCACTGTCACACTGAGCGCCAGTGACACGTGTCACGGCTCGCTGTCCGACTCATCGGAGGTAGCCCATGCCCGGACGCGGGACCAACGTCGGCGATGTCTATGTGCGGGTGCACGCCGACAACAGTGGCTTCGCCGACGAGGTCTCCCGGGGGATGCGCGGCAAGGGTGGCAAGGCCGGACGGACCTACGGCGACGAGTTCTACAAGGGCCTCAAGACCTCGCTCAAGTCGAAGATGGAGGCCGAGTTCAAGCAGGGCTTCATGTCCGGCAACTTCGACGCCTACGTCAAGAACTTCGGTCACGGCGCCGAGGGCCTGAACAAGGCGATGGACAACATCAACCAGCGGCTGGCCACCATGCGTCGCTGGGGTGGGATGACCAGGGACCAGTTGGACGACCTGACGGTCACCGTCCGGCGTTACCAGCAGGCGGCCGAGGAGGCGTTCCGGCAGAAGGACGAGGGCAAGGCTTGGGAGGAGTACGCCCGGAAACTGGACAAGGTCTCCGCGAAGATGAAGGTGACCCGGGACGGCTCCGACAGCGCCCGGGTCAGCACGATGCGGCTGAACGAAGAACTCCGGAAGATGGAACTGTCGGAGAAGATCGTTGAGCGGTTCCGCAAGACCATCTTCGGTACCGACAAGGACTCCAACCGGCTCAGCAGCACCATCGGTCGAGCGTTCGGCAAGGGCAGCCGTAACAACTTCCTCAACTTCTTCGGCGGACTGGTGCAGGGGGGTGCCCGGATCGGCGAGGTGCTGGCCGGGCTGCCGTCCACGATCTTCACGGCGCTCAAGGCGATCCCGGACTTCTTCCGGCTGATGCAGGCCAACGTCAACGCCTTCGTGGGCGGCATCTTCGATGCCTGGGACCGGGTCGCCCAGGCCCAGGGTGCGGCGGCCAAGACCTTCGCGGCGTTCGGCGAGATCGGTGGCGGGCTCGCCGCCCTGGGTGGACCCATCGCTCAGATCATCACGGCAGCCGTGGGGATGGCCGCCGTATTCGCCTCGGTCGGCGGAATCATCCTCGTGCTGGGTGAGGCGGTGGCGGTCCTCACGTCGATGCTGTCGCTGCTGCTCGGCGGGATCACCGCCGTGGCCGGAGCCCTCGGTGTCGCCCTGGTCGGCGCCATCGGTGCAGCGCTGCCGCTGGTCCTCGCCCTCGGTGCCGCGTTCGGCACCGTGATGATCGCGTTCCAGAACATGAGCGACAAGACCAAGGCCCAGTTCAAGCCGCTCACCGACGGGTTCAAGAAACTCGGCACCGACATCGCCAACGTGTTCTTCAAGGACGCCCCGAAGTGGGTGAAGGGCCTGGGCGACCTGATGAAGAACTTTGCCGGGCCGCTGATGACCGGGGTCGCGGAGGGGGTCAGGAACGCGATCACGACGCTGATGACCAGCCTGAACAGCGCGCAGTTCAAGCCGTTCCTCGACTCCCTGGTCAAGGGCCTGAGCGGCATAGCGACCACCCTCAGCAACGCCTTCGCCACCGCGCTGCCGGGGATCATCGCGTTCTTCGTGCCGCTCCTGCCGATTGCCAAGCAACTGGCCGACGCCATCGGCGGGGTCGCCACGAAGTTCACCGAATGGGCCACCTCGGTCAAGGGGCAGAAGGACATCTCCGACTTCTTCACCCGCGCCTGGGCGGCGGCCAAGGACCTGTGGGGCATCCTGACCAACGTCGCCGGGGCCATCGGTGCGGTGCTGAACCAGGGCAGCGCACAGACCGGGGAGGGGTTCCTCGGTTGGCTCTCGCAAAAGACCGGCGAACTCAAGGCGTTCCTTGAGTCGCCGCGCGGTCAGAACGACTTGAAAACTTGGTTCGATGATGCCAAGCGGTTCGGCGAGCAACTGTGGGACACGATCCAGCGGATCGGCGTCATGCTGGGGTCGCTGGACACCCCGAAGAACCGGGAGTTCGCCACCAACCTCATTGACGATGTCACCAAGGCCATCGACTTCATCGGCAAAATGGGTCCAGCGTTCGAGGCCGTCGGTCGGGCGATCCAGGAGATGGCCATTCTGGCCGCCCCCGCCTTCGCGGTCCTGTTCGTCACCATCTCGTCCTTCGCCAACGTACTGGGCGGGCTACTCGGGGCGTGGGGCAAACTGCCTGGTCAGGAGTGGGCCACCGAGGCGGCGGCGGCGATGGAGGGCGTCGAGCAGGCGGCCTACGACGCGGGGCAGGTGGCGATCAACTTCCCCAAGACCATCAAGACCAAGTTCGAGGGCGACACTGCGGACCTGGACAACGCCAAGAAGCACGCCGACGAACTGTCCAAGCCGCCACCCGACGTGCTCACCCAGTTCGACGGTGACACCGGCCAGTTGTCGGTGGCCGCGCAGGCCGCGCTGATCGCCACCGGGACGGTGCCCAAGACCTGGAACACCGAGTTCGATGGCGAGCACGGCGCGCTGGGTCAGGCAGCCATCGCCGCCCAGGCCGAGGTGGACCGGGTGCACGACGAGAACATCACCAACTTCAAGGGTCAGGACTCGACCCTGAACCAGGCGGTCGGCAAGGCCAACTCGGCCATCGGTGGCGTGGAAACGCTGCACACGACCACCTTCGATGGCAACACCTCACCGCTGCTGGCCAAGATTGCGAACGCCAAGGCCCAGGTCGCCGGGCTGCTGGCGTCGTACTCGGGCGCGTTCATGGCGGGCGACCTCGGAGGCAGTGGGCTGGTCGCGGGATGGGCGGGAGGCGGCCGGGCGGGAGGCGGCAGCAGCCTCGCACTGGGTCCGCAGTTGCGGATCATCGGCGAGGACGGCCCGGAGGCCGTCGTGCCGCTACGGCGCTCCCTGGCCCGGGTGGACTCCTCGGTGCGGGGCCTGTCGGCCTACGCACAGGGGCTGGACCAGCCAGCGACCAAGCCTGGGGTCACCATCGCCGACGGGGCGATCCGGGTGATGATCCCGAACGCCGATCCGAAACTGGCAGCCGAGGCGGTCCTCGACCGGCTCGTCGGCCTACTGGCCTAGTGACACGTGTCACCGACGAGGAGTGACTGATGAGCACGATGTACCAGGGCTGGGCGATGCTCGGCGGCGAGGAACTGTGGAACGCCGAGCGCACCGCCACCTACGTGGCGGCGAACCTGCCGACCATCGAACTGTCCGGCTGCGAGGACTGCATCACCCTGGCCGACGCCCTCGGTGACCCGCCGTACAAGAACAACCCGGTGGACGACGACGCGCCGTGGATCAGCGCCGAGGACCCGGACCTGGCGCTGTTCTACGGGTTCTACCCGCTGTCCGTCTCCGGCATGACCGACTCGACCGCGACGGTGACGGTCACCGAGTCCATCGGGGACGGCGGCACGGTCAGCGCGGTTCGCCGCGCCTCCAAGGAGATTCGGGTCTCCGGGATGCTGTTCGCGGGCAGCCAGATCGCGCTGAACCGGGGCAAGTCGTGGCTGCGGAACATCTCACTAGGCCCCGCCTGCGAGTCCGGCACTGGCTGCGGCGGTGCCGACCTCTGCTTCTTCGCCGCCTGCCCCAAGGACCACGCCCAGGGTGACGAGTACCTGCGGATCGTGCGCGACGTGTCGCTGCTACAGGGGGTGACCACCACCCGGGAGTTCTCCCCCATCGGCGCGGGCTGCGCGGGCGGCTCCGGCGCCTACATGGAGCAGGTGGAGTTCACCTTCGTCGCCGCCACCCCGCACGTCTACGGGCAGATCGAGTATCTCGGCGGCACGGTGGGCTCACCTGCCGCGAACTACTGCGCGAACCCGTCAGCGGACGCGGATACCTCCGGTTGGAGTGTCCTGGCCGCAGACACGCTGTTCGCCAGGGACACCGCGCAGGTCCATTCCGCACCGGGCGCGTTTCGCCTGACCTCCACCGGCCCAGGTGACTCGATCTACGGGGCGTCGATGTACACCGGAGCGTCGTCGGTAGCGCTCGCTGCTGGCACGAACCTGCGGTGGAGCGTGTGGATCAAGGCGAACCGGGCCGGGACCGCCCATGTGACGCCCACCCTCAACGCCGCGTGGCTGCCGACTGTCGGTCAGCGCGCGATCAGCGTCACTACCTCATGGCAGCAGGTGGTCATCGACCACACCGCTGCGGCGGCAGTAGACACGCTCGGGTTTGTCGTCGGCACCAAGGACGTGGGCATCACACTGTGGTTTGACGACGTTTTCTTCGGCGCCAACACCACGGGCGCGCTGACTCTGGACCCCACGGCGCCGGAACTGCCGGACTGCAACAACCCGCCCGGGGTGGGGACGATCACCGACCCGACAGTGCCGATGGTCCCGATGGCGCCGCGCCCACCCCCGGTGACCACCAACCTCAAGCCGACCCAGCCGTGGGCCAGTGGCTACTCGCTGTTCATCCCCAAGACCGAGGTCCCGGAGACGGGGAACGCGGTCTTGGTCATCAGCCTGACCACCGGATCGGAGGCGGCCCGGTACATCCGACTGCGGCTGTACCCGGCACCGCTGGGGTTCGAGCAGAAGGTGTCCGACCTCGACGCCTGCTCGAACTGCGCGGAGATCGTGGTCATGTACATCCCGCCCAACAGCACGTTCCGCATCGACGGGATGAACCAGACCCTGTCCATCATCGACCCGATTGGCAACGCCTTCCCGGCCTCGCACCTGGCCTACTCCGGGGTCGGCCTGCCGACTGGCTGGGCGGCGATGACCTGCGGGATCGACTACTGGCTGTCGGTGGAGTTCCCCGGTGAGGCGGACCCGACCAACAAGTTCATCACCGGAGCGCTCAAGGACTCCTCGACGTTCAACGTGGACCTGGGCTCCTGGCAGAACGGACCGAACGAGGACGGCTCGCCCCGCGCCACCCTGGTCCGGGACACCGGGGCTGGCAACTACCACAGCGGGCCTGGCGGGATGCGGGTGTCCTGGCCGCAGGGCTCCACCGACCGGCCGCAGGTGCTACTGACCGGGCTGACCCCCGGGCTGACCTACGAGTTGGGCGCCTGGATGAAAACGCCGACCACACCGATCCGTCTCGACATGGGGCCGGGGATGAGCGGCACCCAGAGCGCGGTCGGCGCGGCCTGGCAGTACGTCTCGATCAACGCCACCGCGACCGGGACGCAGCACATGGTCCGGCTGTCCAACACCACCACCAACCCGTCGGGCAACTGCTACTTCGATGAGTTCGTCCTGCACGACATCACCACGGCCCGGTACTCGGTGACCCGGCTGGACGTTGCCACGGCTCGGAGGATGTAGGTGCCTCTCGGGTGCGGACTGAACACGGCGGCGATCTTCGACCGGGGCGGGATGAACCGCATCTTCCCCATCGACGTGACCACCTTCGTGGACTACGCGCGGGTCAAGGACGACATCTCCAACGCGCTGATCCGGATTCCCTCATCGGCCGAGTGCTGCGGGCAACTGGCCAACGTCGAGCCGGTGCGCAACGAACTGGTCATCTTCCGTGACGGGCAGCGGGTCTGGGAGGGGCCGATCACCCGGATGGCGTTCACCGCCGACGAGGTCGAGATTGCCGCCAAGGACGTGATGTTCTACCCGTACCGGACGATCATGCGGAACGAGTACAACAACGCCTACCCGAACATCAGCACGGTGACCGGGCGCCTCGACTACATCTTCCAGATCGAGATGGCGCGCAAGGAGGGCATGACCCCGCCGATCAATGTTCTGCCGTACCTGCGGGTGTACCACTTCGAGGGCGAGGCGCGTACCTCCCGGCACTCGCTGCCGTTCCAGAAAACGGTGTGGGAGGAACTGGACGACATGGCGGCGAAGGCGGGGATCGACTACACGGTGGTCGGTCGGGGCATCCACATCTTCGACACCGAGTACCAACTCGGGCTCACCCCGCTGGCGACCGAGGCGGACTTCCTGGCCGGA